GAAAATTTCGGTCATCCCACAGATGAAAATCATCTGGTAACTCCTCAGTCAGTGGCTGGGTTTGTAAAGTCTTTACGTCTTCCTGTAAAGGTTCGCGACTATCAATATTCAGCAATATACGAGTGCCTACGATACAACAGACGACTCCTATTGTCGCCAACTGCCAGTGGGAAATCCTTGATGATATATTCATTGGTACGTTTTCATGTTAATGTTAATAGAAGAGTTTTGATTGTAGTTCCTACTACATCCCTTGTAGAGCAAATGTATAAAGACTTTGCTGACTATGGATGGAAAGTGGATGTATTCTGCTATAAAATTTATGCAGGTGAATCAAAGAACAATAATCGTTATGTAACCATTTCAACTTGGCAGTCAATTTATAAACAACCTCGTAAATGGTTTGAACAGTTTGATGTTATCATAGGTGATGAGGCTCATCAATTCAAAGCTAAATCTCTCACTACGATTATGCATAAGTTGCATGGTTGTAAATACCGATATGGTTTTACTGGAACACTAGATGGTGCTAATGTCAATCAACTTGTACTTGAGGGTGTTTTTGGTAGATGTTCTCAAGTAACTAGAACTCATCAACTGATGAAGCAAGGACATGTTGCTCGTCTTAAAGTCAAAGTTATTGTGCTTAAGCATGATGAACAAATATTTGATGGTTATCAAGATGAGATAGAATATCTTTGTGAGCATGAACAACGAAATAAATTCATTCGTAATTTAGCATGTGATCTCAAAGGTAATACTCTTGTCCTCTTTAACTATGTAGAGAAGCACGGTCTGCCTTTGTATGAGTTGATAAATAGTCATACGGACAAACCAGTACATCTTGTTTATGGTGGAGTGGATGTCGATGACCGAGAACACATACGGAGCTTAGTTGAAAATGAAGATGATCAAATTATTGTTGCCAGTTATGGCACTTTCAGTACTGGGATTAACATTAAACGGTTGCACAACGTCATCTTCGCCAGTCCCTCCAAGTCCAGAATCCGTAATCTCCAATCCATTGGAAGGGTTCTCCGTAGAGATAGAGGAAAAGTAGAAGCAACATTATATGATATAGCTGACGATATTAGTAGAGATAATGGAAAGAACTATACCCTTCTACATCTCTTTGAAAGACTCAAGATTTACAGAGATGAAAAATTTAATTATGAAATCATAGATGTAAAAGTAAAATCAAATGGCAATTAATTACGCTAAACACGATGAAGAGTTTTATGGAGTTTTCAAACTTCTTAATGGAGAAGAGATACTTGGTAAAGCTGTATTAACAGATGAAAATAATGAAACTCTATGTTTCATAAGTGATCCTGTTGTAATACAAGTAATAGAAAAACAAATTTCTGAAGGAAAAATGATGCGTGGAATGGGATTCCATCGCTGGATGCAATTATCTGATGAAGAATTTTATATTATTCGTGAAAAAGATATCGTTGCCGTCGCCTCTATGAGTAAAGAGGTTGTATTAATGTATGAAACTTATCTCGCTAATGAGAAGGATGAAAACAATGAAGCAAAAAAGGAAAGAATAACACGTAAGAGATCCAGCATTCAAAATGCTAAAGGATACCTTGGAAAAATTGATGAGGCACGAGCTAAGTTTGAAAAATTATTTAACTTATAATGTTCCCCTGAACCCTTACACGGTTAGTGTACAGGAAATTGACAAACGTGTCAAGCCCTGATATAATAATGAAGCAAAGGGAAGCAAAAATATGAAAAAAACTGCACCTAAGAAGAAGCAACATTACGTTAATAACGCTGACTTTCTTGCTGCCATTATAAAATATAAAGAAAAGGTAAAGATTGCTGAAGAGCAAGGATTACCTAAACCAAGAGTTAATAATTACATTGGTGGATGTTTTTTAAAAATAGCAACACACTTATCATATAGACCAAACTTTATCAACTACATGTATAAGGATGATATGGTTTGTGATGGTATAGAGAATTGTATACAGTACATAGATAACTTCGATCCTGAGAAATCTAAGAATCCCTTTGCTTATTTTACTCAGATAGTTTACTATGCATTCTTAAGACGTATTGCTAAAGAGAAACGTCAGATGGATATAAAGGATAAAATTTTAGAGAAGTCGGGATACGATCATGTCTTCTCGGTTGACGGTGACTCATCTTCCGATTATAATCAGATTAAAAATCGCGTTGAGATGAATGCCAAGCGTTAAAGAATCCTTACTAACACTGATAAAAGAGAGAGCTTACCGTAAGGGTGAGTATAAATTGTCTTCAGGTAAGACTAGCCAGCACTATGTCAATTGCAAACCTGTCATACTGAATGGTTATGGATTAGAACTTACTGCTACAATGCTATTGAAGTATGTTGATACCCCTGTAGTGGCAGGTCTTACTCTTGGTGCAGATCCCTTAGTAGCAGGTGTTGCTATGAAAGGAAGTCTTGACGGATTAATTATTCGTAAGGAACCTAAAGGTCATGGTACTGGTGCATGGATAGAAGGTCCAGTGCATCCAGAAGGTACTAAAGTTACAGTACTAGAGGACGTTGTTACTACTGGTGGATCATCTCTTAAGGCAGTAGCAAAGTTACGTGAAGCAGGATATGAGGTAGATAGAGTTGTTACTATTGTAGATAGGAAAGAGTATGAACCATTTACATGGTATGATGAAGAAGTAGAATTATATTCGTTGTATACTATTGATGATCTGTCATGAAGATATTACTGATAACAGATCAACACTTCGGTGTGAGGAATGATAATCAGCATTTTATTTCTCATTACAAAAAGTTTTATGGTGAGATAGTAGTACCTTTTCTAAAGGCATCAAAGATTAAGACCATTATAAATCTAGGGGATACCTTTGATAGGAGACGGTATGTTAATTTCATGTCTCTTGATGAGGCAAAGGAAATGTGGTTTGACCCTGTAAAAGAGTTGGGTTGTCACATGACTATGTTAATAGGCAACCATGATATCTACTATAAAAATACTCTCAGGATTAATTCCCCAACAGAATTATTGGGAGAATACGACAACATTGATATCATTGAAGAGCCTACTACCCGTAACTTTGGTAGTTGTGACATTTTACTTCTTCCTTGGATATGTGATGACAACCATGACAGAACCTTCAGAAGCATCTCAGAAAGTTCTGCTCCTGTCTGTATGGGCCATCTTGAGCTTAATGGCTTTGAAGCTCATCCTGGTCATGTGATGGATGCTGGTATGGAGGTATCTCCATTTAATAAATTTAAAAAGGTATTTTCAGGACACTATCATCAGAAGTCTAATACTGATAACATATACTATCTTGGTAATCCTTATCAGTTATATTGGAATGACTATGGTACTAAGAGAGGGTTCCATGTATTTGATACAGAAACTCTCAAGACAACATTTTATAGAAACCCCTTTGACACTTTCCATAAGTTGTACTATAATGATGGGGTTGCTTTACCAGACGAAAATGACCTCAAGGGAACCTTTGTCAAACTCATTGTAGAAGACAAGGGTGACTATGCTAAATTTGATTATGCAGTTAAACAACTTCAGGATATAGGTCTTGCAGATCTTAAGATTATTGAAGATCTCAGTGTAGAACTGGAGAGTGGTAGTTCGGTATTGGAAACCGAAGACACTATGACTCTATTAGACAACTACATAGATGAGATAGATCTAAAGGTAAGTAAGCCTAACATCAAGAAAGTTATGCGATCTCTGTACACGGAAGCATCTGAACTGTAATGTTTATTCTAATCGACAAATCAGGCGGTGGTGTCTATGCTGTTAACAATGCTAATGACAAGAAGAATGTCAATTGCTTTGAACAGAAAGATGATGCTGTTAGATATATGAATCTTTTAGAAGCAGCAGATCATAAGAAACAGATGGATCTAATGGAGATTGATACTGAAGCAATTGCAATTAATTGTGAGAAATTTGGTTATGAGTATTCTATTGTTAGCAAAGATGATCTAATTGTCCCTCCTTTATGATTGTATTTGAATCGATTCGGTGGAAAAATTTTCTTTCCACTGGTGATCAGTGGACTGAAATAGGATTGAATGATTCTATGTCCACTTTAATTATAGGAGATAACGGTGCAGGGAAGTCCACTATGTTGGATGCCCTGTGCTTTGCTTTGTTTAATAAACCATTTCGTAAGATTAAAAAGTCTCAACTTGTTAATAGTATTAATGAGAAAGGACTTAAGGTTGAAGTATGTTTTAGTATAGCGAAAGATGATTACAGAGTTTTCAGAGGTATTAAACCCAATACGTTTGAGGTTTACAAAAATAACAAGATGGTTGACCAAGAGGCTGCCACAAAGGACACCCAAAAGTATCTCGAACAGTCAGTCCTCAAACTTAATTTTAAGTCCTTTACACAAGTTGTCATCCTCGGATCATCCACTTTTGTCCCATTCATGCAACTTGGAGCAAGTGTCAGGAGAGAAGTTATCGAAGATCTATTGGATATCCAGATCTTCTCAAACATGAATTTACTGCTCAAGGATAGAATGAGAGCAGTACATAGTAGAGTAAAAGAGTGTGAGGTATTATTAAATTTATCACAAGAAAAAGTAAGTGGTCAGAAGAAACTTATTGCTTCTTTAAAGGAAGTTAATGAGACAAGACAGAAAGAAAAGCAAGATAAGTATGATGAGAATAAATCCATCATAGATAAGAATACTAAATCTTTAGAAATGCTTAAGGTTGATACAGAAGCATTGGAAGAACATACAGAAATTCTTAATAATCTTAGAGATGAACAGGCAGACACAAGAGCAGAACTTAAGAAAGTTACTAAAGAGTTTAAGTTTTTGGAAGCAAATGATGAATGTCCTACTTGTACTCAGGTAATTGGTGAAGACTTTAAGACTAGTCGTATGGCTGTGTTGCAGGATAAAGGTGTAAATCTAACAAAGATACAAACACAGACAAAGAAATCCATTGATGATATTGTAGATATAATTGATAAATTAGATAGTGTTACCAGAGAAGTACAAGAACTTTCTGGTGAAGTAATTCGTTTGGAAAAAGAAAATGTTAATATTCAAAAGTCATTAACTAAGTTGGAGAGTACTCCTAACATTGATAAGGAGAAGAAAATTTTAGATGAATTATTATCTGACTTAGATAAGACACAACATGATTGTGGACAAGTAAGACAGACTTTAGATGAGTATGTTGTTGTCTCTAATCTATTAAAAGACTCTGGCATCAAGTCACAAATAATTAAGAAATACATTCCAATCTTTAATAACTTGATTAATAAGTACTTACATAGTATGGATACCTTTTTTAATTTTACACTCGACGAAGAATTTAATGAGGTTATCAAGAGTAGGTTTAGAGATGAGTTTAGTTACTCTTCATTTTCTGAAGGGGAGAAGCAGAAGATTGATTTAGCACTTCTGTTTACATGGAGAGAAGTGGCACGTATGAAGAACTCTGCTGCTACTAATCTTCTTATACTAGATGAAGTATTTGATAGTTCTCTTGATGCTGGTGCAACTAATGAATTGATTAGCATACTAAGAAGTCTTGGTAAGGGAACTAATCTATATGTTATTTCTCATAAGGGTGATTTACTTCACACCAAATTTATGAGAACAATAAAGTTTGAAAAGATTAATGATTTCAGTAAAATGTCGGATGATTCTTAAAGCATGGAAGGTATGGAAATATGCATTAGGAAGTTTTAATGATGAAACCACAAAAAAATACGACAATTCAATTGTTATCGTACGTAGTGTTATTTTTATTAGTTACCTTGTCACTAATGTTTTTATTGTTAGCGGGGTCATTAGACACTGGGACAGTTCAAAAACTGTCCACTGCTCTGCACAGCTAGTATCAGATGTGTTATGATGTATACATCAGAGGAAAACTATGCCAGTAACCAAAGAAGTCAAAGGAAATCTCGCCAAACTATTGGCAACGGAAAACCTTACTGTAGAACATCGTAAGGTAAGTACAGCATCATTTGATGTAAATAATCGTGTTTTGATTCTACCTATATGGGAAGCATCAGAAACAGTATATGACCTCTTGGTTGGACATGAAGTTGGACATGCTCTATATACCCCTAACGTACCTGTACATGCCCCTAAAGCGTTTGTAAACGTCATAGAGGATGCAAGAATCGAACGTCTTATGAAGCAGACCTATCCTGGTCTTCGTAAGACATTTTTTAATGGGTATCGTGAACTCTGGCATCAAGATTTCTTTGGAGTTTCTGAAGAAGATCCTAATAACCTATCTTTAATTGACCGTATCAATCTATACTTTAAAGGATGTCATGATATTGAGTTCACTGCTGAAGAGCAGATATATGTTAATCGTGTAGAGAATACAAAAACATTTGATGATGTTATAGAATTATCTAAGGAATTGTATGCGTATGCTGAGGATCAAGATGCTAAGAATGAACAGATAAATCTTCCAGATATGGATCTTGAACTTGACTTACCTCAAGATAGTGATGAGCAAGAGGAAGTTACTCCTGATCAGAATGGTGATGACCTTGAAGATAGTACTGATGATGGAGAAGAGGGAGATGGTGATGGTGGTGATGAAGATGATGATGATAGAGAATCATATGAGACTGATTTAGATGTTCCAAGTTATAAGGAAGGTAATGATACTGTTGCTGAGACAGATTGTAAGACTGACTTAGCATTACAACAGGCAATAGAAACTCTTGTTAATGATGATGGAAGAGACACAATTTATCTTGAACTTCCTAAGTTAGATGTTGACAAAGCAATTGTTACTTGGGAAAAATGTCAAGAGGATTTAGAATACCATTTTTATGGACGTGCATATCGTGATGTAACTGAGCAAACATATGATCAAGGTAACCTTGAATATGCTACAGATCATTATAAACTTTATAAGAAAGATGCACAGAAGTCAGTTAATTATCTTGTAAAACAATTTGAGATGAAGAAGTCTGCTGATGAATATCAGAGGACTGCCACTTCTAAGAGTGGAGTGATTGATACTAATTCACTTTATAAGTATAAATTGACTGATGATATCTTTAGAAGAGTACAGGTAGTTCCTGAAGGTAAGAATCATGGATTGATATTCTTACTTGATTGGTCTGGATCTATGCAGTATGAATTGTTAGAGACACTTAAGCAATGCTATAATTTGATATGGTTCTGTAGAAAGGTTGGTATTCCTTTTAGAGTATATGCATTCCAGAATGGACATGGTAATGATTATGATCTACATCCTGCTCATGTAGATCCTAAAGATAAGACATTATCATTGACTAGTGATTTCAGACTCCTTGAATTCTTTTCATCAAAACAGAATGCAAGATCATTAGAGAAGTCAATGGAACTTGTATATCTTCAAGCATTTGCTATGAACAATGGTAGGTTATGCTATGATAGAGTATATACATTAGGTGGAACACCTTTAGATTGTGCAGTTCTTTGTTCTCGTCAACTTGTTGAGAAGTTAAAGAAG